GATAAGGATCGTATATCGGACGATTGGCTTGCAGTTGAATGGTGCGATATGTACCACCTTTTTAGAAGCGAACCAATCGTTATTAGAGGATGTTTTAAGTTCGGTCTCAAAAATATAGCTAAAGCAATGAGGAAACATGGAATGATACGAGCCTCAATAGGAAGTAGCTGCAACTCAGGAATGATGGCGATGGTCAAAGCATGGAAATGTTATCAGACTTCATCCCAACCAGCCACTAGTGATATTATGCTAGACATTGCTACGTATAATGAGTTCGATTGTAAAGTCTTATGGGAAATTTTAACTTATCTTCGCCTTCATCATACATAAGAAATATTAATACCAATTTGGTATTAATAAGAAATATTTATATTAAACCTGTTGAACCAAAGCCGCCTTCACCTCGGTCAATTGTACATAATTTTTCCATCGCGACTTCGTCTCCGTCATTATTATAACATTTAATAAGAGTATCTGGTTCATATTTTTCAACAACAAATTGTGCAATTTTATCCCCGACATCGACGCTAAATTCAACATCTCCATTGTTAACAAGTACTACTTTCATTTCTCCTCTATAATCACTATCAACAACACCGGCTCCAATATCTATTGATTTCTTGACAGCAAGTCCCGATCTTGGTGCAATTCTAATATAAAATCCCTGCTCAAGCATCTTTAGTTTTACACCTGTTCCTACACATTTACGAGAATGTGGTTCAATAACAATTTTTTCATTTGAAAATAGGTCATACCCGGCAGATTGCCGACTCCCCTTTACTGGCATTTTACCACCATTTACTAGAATTAATTCAATACTATGCATTTTTCTAATGTTATACAATTTATGCTTTAATAATCATTTTTGATTTAAGCCAAAACGTTCCGTTAAATCAAGATAATCTAGCTATAGCTCTTGACGATTTAGCGCAGGCCTTGGTCATCTTGGTCGGGGTTCAAATGTAAAGTTATAAATTAAAAAAATATTTAATAATTATAAAATGAAGAGTATTTTATTTGTGAAAGCGGCAATTGTTGGGGTAGTGTTAAACATTGCTTTAGCATTAATTCTATCATTATTTGCTACCAAAGATGAAATTAAACCACCTAATGGAGCAGCAAAACTATCATTTAAGTCCCAGGTAATTCATATGTTAGTTCATCATGGACAAGTTCTTTTTACAAGTTCATTAATTGTAGCAGTTTTAATTGCACTATCTGTATGTATAGCTCAAATACTCCCGTAATTTCGTCGGACGAGATTTACTTGCCTAATGAACTCATACACCTCTTTCTTAGGATCATAAGATACGTAAGCATAACTTCGGATAGACGAGACAAACTCTGGGCTATTTACAAATGTAATACGAGATTTTCCCCTTATTTATTTTATACGGAGTAGCTAATTTGTCTGAAGGGACTAGACCCAATTTTAGCGAGGTCTTTTGCAACGGATCGAGTCAAGCCTTTAGCAAGTCAATGTCATTTTTGAGCATATCTTTAACAAAAATAAAGATTACGGTAGCTGATCAATTTGTATGATAGTATCATACAAAAAAAAATAAATTATCTTAGAAACCAGTCATACTGTCGGTATATTCAGGATTGAACCTAGCATTATGAAAGTCCCAGTATTCTGGGCATCCAAATTTCCAGTCCTTGGGTGTAGATGGTGCTTTCCAGTAATAGACACAATCTTGCCATCTATTTGTCTGAGTTGCTCCGTGGATGTACAGGGCATGATAATCGTTCGTCAACTGGTCCATCAGTTCACAGAATGTGGTGAAGTCTGGAATAATGGATGCATAATTCTTATAGAGAGACTCTCGATTCTTAAGCAAAGGTTCACGGAGGATGAAGATACCATCTACATTGGTACGAATTACAGGTTTAACGTCCATTGCATACTGTAAAGATAATATATACAATAGCTTCCAGTGTCTTCCTTTCTTATACAATGCCTGTTGTAGAGGTTTATTGAAAACTCTGGGATCATCTGTACAGTCATCAAGAATGAGCACCGCCCAGGGATTAGAAAGGTGTTTATGAGCAAGTTTCTGACGCCTCACAATATCTTTGATCTTTTCTTCATCATAAGAGTTAAATATAAACGTGCTTGGCATTATTTCCTCGTATGCATGGTTCGTATCCTCTGAACCACTCATGGCGGCTCCTACAGGGAATATGTGCTTTTTGGAATATAACAGAGCTTTGATCAGTGTACTCTTACCCGTACCGGGCTTTCCTACAACGACAAGCTTACACCCACCATTGTAGGTAGGATCCTCAAATCTACTGGTAATAGGTGGAATCATGTCCGGATTGAGCTCTTGGATTTCAATTACAGAAGGGCTACTCATGTTTGGCACTAGCAACCGTTTGTTTAAATGATTTAGTTTTATCTAGACAAAACTAAATGGTAAAAATTTATATGCTGATTTATATCGTAACACTCATTATTGCATCGATATCTGTATATTATGTTCTCAAATGGAGAAAAAATAAACCTATTATACAGCACTTTACAGCATCCACAATTTGGAAAGCTTTCGTATTGAACGCGATAGCCGCTTCCTTGGTAATCTTTATTGCATTAACGACCAAGAAACAATTTGATACTTTTCACTACCGTAATGACGATGACGATGACTATATTATTGATGTTACGGAAAAGATGATCGTTCAAAGGACTAATTTTATTAGTATTTTCCTTACACTCACGTCTACTTTCGTAACATCAATGGTTGCGTACACAATAATGTATGTCTTGTTTGGCTTTGGGGGTGGACTTTTGGCAAATTAAAATTATACCAATTAGTATAATTTAACAATTAGCTCAAGTAGGAATGATCCATACCAGATGATAATAAAGAAGCCGATGGTTTACCCAATTCGTTCCAGCCTACCCTTTTTTGTTTTGAACTTAGAACCAGAGCAGCCACACCGCATACAATTGCAAAAGTTACGGAATAACACAGGAGCAGAGTTGGTACAATCTCAGCTTTACCTTTAGAGTTCAATCTCTGAATCCAAGAAGGTCGCGACAGATATAGAATACCCGCAGATAACAAGAATGTTACTGCTATTACCATTAGACTTATATCAATGGGTTTTTTAAAATCTAACATTTTATACCTAGTGAAGATAATATTAGTATTCGGAATCGTCAGACTCGAAACCACACTTCTCCTCCTCTACAAGTTCCTGCGACTTGATATATATTGAGATCTTTCCAAGACTTCCTACGCTGGACCTGAAAAGCAATGGGAGATTGCCATTTGCGGGGAAAATCTGCATAGTATTGCTCAGACCTGCTAACTTGGTGATACGGGATAGCTGATCAGTAGTGAAGGTTGCGTAGTATTCCTTGGATTTCTCGTCATCAGAGTCTTCGTCGTCAGAGTCTTCGTTCTCGCCAAAAGAAACTTTACGTTTAAGGATCCCATCGGCATCAGCAATGAATTCAATATGAAAGTCTCTTGCACGCACATTAATATTAATACTCCCTATACTGCTAAGATCTTTACACATCTTCTGAAACTCTGAGGAAGGTACAATGACTGGTTTACCGTAACCAGTTGGAATATCTATGTCTAGATTCTGAATCTCTTGTATTTTAATTCCCGACGTGGTAACACGAGTATTCTCCTTTGGGATGGTTTTAATACCAAGCTCGTTTGGATTGTCCGTATCGATAAAGAGTTGTAAGGAATCTTTTTTCTTAATAGATTTTAGCATTCTATGGAAGTGGTTAAGGTTAAGACCCATGCAGAATTTCTCATCAAAACGAAACTTGTATAGAGAAAAATTTTCTCCCAATAGTCGTAAGTCTACTAAGGTTTTGCGATGATAATCGAACATTCTTAGGACGATACCATCGTTACAAACTTCAAAGCACCCTGTCTTGAGGTTATTTGTAAGGAGCTCAGCCAATACTTTGATCTGATAGGCCTCTCCTGTCTTACACTTGAATTTCACCGGCATTTGAGATGAAAGGGTTAATACCTTAAACCACAATTTCAAAAAAAAAGTGTAATATAAAATAAACAGATGACAAAATATTTAGACAAACCTGTCGCATACCTTGAAGATCAAGATTTCGACGAAGAGGGAAATCTTATCGCGCCAAATATACCAAGTGGGATACCAGTTGTTATTATGTTACAATCCTCGTGGTGCATGCATTGTACATCGGCTAAGACGGAGTTCCAAAGTTTCGCAGATGCTACTGTAGGAAAAGTATTCTGCGCAACCATACAGATTGATGGTGACCGTCCTTCTGAGAAAATTTTAGGTAATAGAATAAAAATACTTAAACCCAAGTTTAGAGGATTTCCTGATTATCTCTTGTATCAGAACGGCCGAAAAATTGACAAGGAAATACAAGGGAGAGACGTTCGACACCTCAGGGACTTTATCCAAGTCTAACAATCTTATCCCATAAATTTACGGCGCGGTACTCAGGGTTAGGGTGTAAGAGAGAAGTCACCATAAGAGATACTGCGGGGTCAATGTTAGCATTGTGCATCGATCTCTTAGCATATGTTTGCATATTATTTCGGTCTGTTACGTTCTCGAATAAGGGATTATGTCCCATCGTTAGAATATAACCAACCATGCCCACGTTCCACAAGTCCGTATTACGATGTATTTTATAATTATAAAATATCTCAGGACTTGTATAATCAGGTGTCCCGATATTTTCTTTTATACCCCGTTGTCCTGTAGCAGAGTGTTTTCTCATAGATTCAAAATCTATTATACTCAGTTTTTCTTTTTGAGAGTCCCATATAAGATTTTCGGGTTTAATGTCGAGATGAGATAGATTATTCTTTTGATAAGATTTTATATGGTGCAAGAGTTGTCCCAGAATATTCGGCACATTTAGATTATTTTCCGCACCGTTTATCAAATGGTAAAAAAGGTCTTTACCGGGTACATATTCGCATTCAGTAACAACTATACTATCAAAATTGTGACAATGATATAACCTAGGAACGGGTAGGTTAAGGTACTGACAATGTAAGTGATTATACGTTGTATATGCTCCAGCGATCAGCGATAGTTCCTTGAGTAGAACTTTTCTATCGTGCACCGTATCCCATCCTGTTGCTAAGGTGTTTTCATTCTGGAGGAACTTAATACCCTGTATTCTTGAACAACTTTTACGCAGTCTAGTGATCATTTCTCCTTCCATAGTTATTTAATTAAGTCTTGCTAAATAACAAAATGGTCCGTATTAACAATAAGTTCGACTTCGATGTCTACCAATTTGACACCTTTCAAACTGTTGCTGAGAGACTGGCTGCCACCATGAATACTCTTCCTAAGTACTTGTACTTAGAGGTTCCAGTCAAAACAATCTCTGAATTCCGAGAGAAGAAGAATATAACAATTGGAGATTTACTAACTGATATGAAGGTTAGAAAGCTTTCTCAAATCCTATCAAGCTTGAATAAGAATCAATTTCTTGTCAAAAAGAAGTTAGATATAATGGTTGACGTTGCTGCTCCGTATGTTGCATACAATACAAGATTACAAAATGCAGAAAAAGAAATACGTGGGATACTTCTCCTACAACTCCAGAAGAACTTTTCTGATGGAACAGTAATGCCTTCTCAATTGTTTTGGCGCAATAAAGATAAAACACAGTATAAAATTACCCGATCAATAGAAACAAATAAAGACAAAGTGAAGGGAGTACTTGTACTGGTATCAGAGAAAGGAATACCTCATACTGAATTTACTCCTCATGAAGCAACACTGCGCCTGGAATTTGATTCCAATGGTCTGACTTTACTGGAGATCTTTGACAAAATAAAACTTACACCGAAAGTACCTTTTGCAAGTGCTAATAATTTTTACAAAATCCTTCGTGACTTTACACCAACCCCAACTTTGGGGGACACAGATGACCACATATACTTTCAATTTAGATCCAGCCCTTTATCGGAAGATCCTAAGTTTTTTGACACAGTATTAGTTGTAGATGGAGAGATTGGTCAAGAGAAATGTGTCGTTCAAACAGGCTCCATTGACTATAAACAAGGGTTTAAAATAGAAGACTTTTTGCTTAATTTTGAACAGGTTTTTGGCACGCGCCTAAAGCCGAATATGTATGAGCGTAGTCTATCCAGAGAGAAAGGCAGATTTTACTACCGACTTGGACAGAAACCTATAGATTCGTACGTACTTGGAGATCTCGTTATGAACGATCCTTTGTTCAATAAATTTTTGTCCATAGACGATCACGAAGCTGCAACCAAAGGCAAGCGTGGCAGTACATATATCCATTTCTTTGGAGATGGTGACGATGAACAGACTGTCAAAGCCAATATAACAATTTACAAAGTTAGAGATAAAGATGAGGTTCTGAGAAGGTATGCATATAAGAAAGGGGAATATTATCTCAATATATTGGTAAGTAATGCGAAGAGTAGAAGCGCCTTGGAGGATTTTATGACTATCTTTGGAAAGCTATTAAGTTTGTACCATAAGAAAGCACCCCAGATAATTAAAATATATCAGAGTCTACTTAGTCCGACGATATTCCCTCCTGTGTACAAACCCAGAAAACCGTTGGCAAAAGGAAAAAAGACCAAGGCATCACTTAAGGAACAGGCTCCTGAGGTATTCGTCTCGGGGTACCCGACAAAGTGTGCTAATCAACCTCGTATAATTTCCCGTGCGGAAGCAAAGGAACAGGACAATATTGTTATGCAATACCCAAAAACATCGGACGAAGGATTTCCTCAGCGGTGGTATGTATGTGATGAGCATCCGTCACACCCCTATCCAGGTCTTCGTGTTAACGACCTGTCGAACAAAAACATTGTTCCTTACTTACCTTGCTGTTTTAAGACCCGACAGGACATAAAAGAAGATAAAAGCAAACAAACTAAGCCATATGCTCATTATTTTTATGACATACCGGTTGTTAGCGGGACCGCGATTAATCAACAGAATCTCTTAACTAGAGATCTCTTCGCTGATCCAACTCGAAGTGGATCTTTGCTTCCTGAGCAACTTAATGAGATGCTAAATCTTGTTACTTACCGTCCAGATTGGACCTTTGTACGGACAGGTGTTTTCGACTCTAAATCTAGCTTTCTAGAGTGCGTGTTTGAAGCTCTTCAAGGGTACTCAGGGAATAAGGATATATCTAAACATTTCGCAGAAATGTTGCAATACAATTCAGACGAGGTACTTGCAGCATACGATAATGTAGAGCGCATTGATAAAGAGAGTTCCAAAAGGAATATACTTGCGGATGCGAAGGCAAAACTATGGGAAGCAAAGAAAAAGGAACGAATCCAATTTCTTAACAACTATCGCACAATGCTTGCTGAACACCCCGCATCTTGTAGCCAAGAGATGTACGACTATAGCGAAGATGAGATAGTAAAAAGTATTCGGGATCCGAATATTTACTTCGACCCGAGATTGTTTACAAATCTCATAGAGAAAACATTCAATTGTAAGATCGTTCTATTTAGTCGTGTAACTCCGGGTACTCAAGAGCATGAGTACATTGGGGGTGATACTACGGTCTTGAAGATTCCCCGTCACGTTCAAGCTTACTACAAAACAAAAGAGAAGGTTCCTACCATTCTTATATATGAGCGATTGGGCCGAGGAACCGAACAGAAAGAATACCCACGTTGTGAGTTGATCACTTACTGGGATGGAGCCAATGAGTTGAAGACTCTTCATGAATCAGGATCGAGTGTATCAAAACAGATGGAAATTCTTTACGAGAAAGTACGAGCATCGTATAATCTCAACTGTCCTGTTTCTCAGAGTATATTACCATTGGAGAAACTAAGGGAAACTGTAAAATTAACTCATCAAGAAATCGATTCTTATGGAAAATGCAGGGCCTTAATTTTTCAGTACAAGGGTCAGACAGGTTCTTTACTGGTAACCCCTATACAACCTCTTTTACTTCCACGGTTCGACGAGCAAGTCACCCATCGAATATCATTTGAACTGGCTACGGAAATACTAAAAATTTTACCAGTACGCAGCAATAAGGTTGATACCGCTTATTCTGGTGTTATCGGTAATGTGAAATTCTCATTGCCTTTCAAAATAGAAGGAATTTCTGGTCTTAAAACTTTGGTCACCGAAAAAGATCTTATTACTCGGGACCAGACAGGATCAAGATTAAGTGCGTATATTGCGGATAAGAGAATAGCTAGATACATGGTTGAGTATGTAAGATGGTTGTACTCGACGTTTCTTGGTGATAAAGAATCTTCTATTGAAAGCGTACAACAGTTCGTCGAACAAAAAATAAAGGTAGATGAGGATTACAAGTATGGGCACATTGCCAAAAATTTCACCATGAACGGTGGATTGACCAACAAGGGAGTTCTGATTGTTAATTCAGAGGAGACGAGAAAGAGATTAATATATACTCTTCAGCTATACGATCTCAACCACCCCGATGATCTTAAACAATATAAGTCGAGGACTTCCATTTCTGACTACTTTTTAAATGTCGGAGACTTTACTCGCTACCGCTCACAAGTGATCCTCCAAGGAGATGACGCCGTATTAAAATGGATAAATGAACGAGGACAAGATTACTATCTGCATACCGAAGTTGTGACGAGCGATAAGTTGGGAGAACTTAGACAAAGTATTGAGAAATTAAAAATACTTTCTAAAACACGAGAAAGTTTGGAAGATCTACTGGAAGAAAAAACTTCAGAGTATGAACAACTTGAATTGAAGATGCTTAATTCTCCTCGCTTTTTCAAGAATAGCTTGGTGGGAGACAATGAGATGTATTTATACCAAGAAACCACTGGTCTATCTCAGGCGTTGAAGATATGCAATAAATGGACTCAAAAAAGTTTTAATGATGGTAGGAGTATTAATAAGAGCGAAACCGAGTTACTTCCAACTGAAGATTTCACGCTATACTCTTATCAGAACCCGACCAATATTATACCGTATGTCTGTGAGGATGGATGTCAGCTTGGAAGCAAGCGTGGAACAAATGATAGTGCATCGGTCATAGGATATAAGGATTATAATAATGAACCCACCTTTATCAGTATACTCCCGCTTGGGTCATGCTAACGGTAGTTTTAAAAATGATTCTAAAAGACTGATCTTTTAGAACTAAATAGTAACAAGAATGCCTACCAACACAAAAAAGAAATATCAGAAAAAGAAACCTATTGATCATTGTCTTTTGCGCCCTGACATGTATGTCGGGTCTACACGCCTTCGCGAGCTTAATGAATACGTAGCGACCAAGGAAGACAATGGAAATTATAGCATCGTATGGAAGAGTATACGCTCATCTCCTGCCATCTTGCGCATATTCATAGAGGCTTTGTCCAATGCGGTCGACAATGTGGAGAGAAGTAGGAAAACCGAGACACCATGCACGAAGATTAAGGTAACTATTGATCCTGAGACTGGAGAGACATCTATATGGAACGATGGAGACGTGGTCCCAGTGGAAATACACGAGGAGGAAGGTTGCTATAATCATACAATGATTTTTGGTCAAATGCTGACAGGATCCAGTTACAATGATGATGAGGAACGCATGATCGCGGGAAGGAATGGTCTTGGCATTAAGTTATGTAATATCTTCTCCAGTAGTTTTCAGGTGAAAGGGTACGACCCATCCTCGAACAAACTCTTCACGCAGACTTGGACCAATAACATGAAAAACCCTGGAAAACCCAAGATTACAACAAACCGGCTTGCACGAGGTTATACCCAGATTACTTGGACTCCTGAATTCCAACGCTTCGGCTTGAAAAAGTACACGTCCGACATAATCCAGCTGTATACCCGGCATGTCCTTGACGCGGCAATGCTATCGAAAGTAAGTGTTTACCTCAATGGGGAACTCATTCCTATTAAGTCTCTCTCTCAGTATTCAGGTCTGTATAATTCCCCTACAGAAGAGAAACTGTTGATCAAAAACAAGGACTCTACGATCTTGGTGACCCCATCTACGGAAGCCCAAGTAGTGTCATTCGTCAACGGTATCTACACTCGTCTTGGAGGACAGCATGTGGACGCATGGAGCGAATCAATTTTTCGCCCTATCGTCGACAAGTTCAATGGTAAAGGTAAGAAATCGAAGAACAAGAGTCCTAAGATCAACATCACCGATGTTCGACAATTCTTTCGGTTGTTTATCGTAGCTAATGTAGTGAGACCCGAGTTCGACGGACAGGAGAAGAACAAACTGGAATCACCTGGGATCACGGCTGATGTAAAAAGATCACATATCAATGCTATCTGTAAATGGTCGGTAATGGATAGGATCGAGGACATTATTAGGGCCAAGGAAATGGTAGTGCTGCGTAAAGCCGAGAGAAAGAAGAAAAATGTTAAGATCGATGGTCTAGATCCAGCTAATAATGCAGGTGGAAAGTACGCCAGACAGTGTTCTCTTTTTATATGCGAGGGACTCTCGGCGAAAACCTACGTAGTTGCCGGGATTGAGACTGGAGTATACGATAAATCAGGGCGAGACTGGTTCGGTGTATTGCCTGTGACTGGTAAAGTTCTCAATGTTCGCAATTCCACTCCGACTTCCATAGCTGCTAACAAGGTCATCGTCTCGCTCATCCAGACTTTGGGGCTCAGCCACGGTCTGGACTACCGCCTGGAGAAGAACTTCAAGACTCTGCGCTATGGTAGAGTGATCGTGGTGGCCGATGCGGACGTTGACGGTATCCATATTGAAGGGTTGATCATGAACTTGATTCACACTTTGTTCCCGACCCTTCTAGAACGTGATATTCCATATATCGTGAGCATGAAGACACCTATCGCCAGAGTTTTTCGGGGTAGGGCTAAAGACCTTCTTTTCTACGACGAGAGACGGTTCAACAAGTACCTTGCCAAATCAACCAAGAAAGTCAACGCGAAGTATTACAAGGGTCTAGGTACGACTCGAGAGGAGGATGTTCCCGATACTTTTGGTCTGAAGATGGTAGAGTTCTCTAACGATGAACATGCATCAGCTAACATGAACAAAGTTTTCCACAAGAAATATGCGGATGCTCGCAAGCAGTGGTTGGGTGAGTACGCTCCCGACAGGTACGCTTTCTCGCTTGACGACCAGGGTGATAGATGCACAATGTCCATCTCGAACTTTCTCAATGGAGAGATGATCAAGTTCTCTCATGCGGATTGTGCACGAAGCATCCCTAATGGTATTGACGGCTTGAAGGAATCGCAAAGAAAGATCCTGTATGCTGTGCGTAAGAGGAAGCTCAACTTCGGTGGGAAGTCTCTGAAAGTAGCACAATTGAGCGGCTATACAGCAGAACACTCTAACTACCATCATGGTGAACAGAATCTTCAGGATACCATCGTTGGGATGGCTAGCGGGTTCCCAGGTACTAACAATATCCCTCTGCTCTACCCTGATGGAGGTTTTGGAACACGACTAGAAGGTGGAAAGGATGCCGCAAGCGCCAGGTACATTTTCACCAAGAAGGAAGCTTTGACCGATTACATCTTTCGCAGCGAGGATGATCCACTTCTTACTCCTGTCAACGATGACGGTGACCTAGTGCAACCCGAGCATTATATGCCTATCATCCCTATGATCTTGGTTAATGGATGTACAGCTGGTATCGGAACTGGATGGTCCTGTACGATCCCATGTTTCAATCCTCTGGATATTATCGCATCTATCAGGGTCTGGCTCGATAACGATGGAGAAGTGATGCTGAAGGAACCCGAAACAGGAGAGATTTGCTGTCTGCTTCCTGAACTAGTACCTTGGTACCGTGCGTTCAAAGGCAAGATTGCAGCCTCTGGTGACAGCAGGTTCAAGACCGAAGGTATTCTGACCAGGGGAAGCAAGAGGAATACGGCTGAGATAACCGAGCTCCCTATCGGCATGTGGACCAACAAGTTCAAAGAGTCCTGCGAGGACCTTGTCATGAAAAAGAATTTGAAGTCCATTAAGAACTACTCCAGTACTCAGGATGTACACTTCATCCTTACTGAGAGTCCTGACGGTATCAAGTGTAACAAGGATAATATGAAACTCCACACTTATCTGTACACATCTAACATGGTCTTGTTCAACGAGAAAGACCAGCTAAAGAAGTTTGAGACTCCACAGGAGATCGTCGATAATTTCTGTGTTGTACGACTTGAGTACTATATCAAGAGAAAGAAGCACCAGATTAAAGCACTAGAGCAACGTCTGCAGTTCTTGGGTAACAAAGAGAGGTTCATCATCGAAGTGATTAAGAAGACTGTTCCTGTCATGGAACAAGATGAACATGATACTATTGCTCAATTAGAAAAGAGAAAGTACGATAAGGATCCCCAAGATGAGACGTACAACTATCTTCTTCGTCTTCCGATTCGCACCTTCACGACTGATAAAGTGAATGCGTTGAAGAGAGATATAACCGGGCTAGAGAAGGATCTCTCAACCTTACAGAAAACTAAGGTAGAGAATATATGGCTTCGGGAGCTGAAGGAACTTGAGAAGGAGTATGGCAAGTGGCTCAAGGTGATGGAGAAGCGTGTTCCTAAGAAAGCCAAGAAGAGCCGCAAGAAGTGAGATATATCTAAAATTTATTGTATTACTAACATCAGTAATACAAAAGACTAATTTTTACTGTTTGAACCTTTACTGATTAACTTGACGATCTTTTTACAGAATTCATTTTCTCGGCCTTGGGCGTACGTAGAGATAGCCACTGCTGCTTCCATGAAGTCGTAAGCTTCTCTTTCTTTCTCAGACCAATCAGCTGATAACTTATCTATATGCTGTATGCTCAAACTAAAGCTGCGATCTCTCAGTGACTTACAAAGTTTTATCATCATTTTCCTAAAGCCAACATCTTCGATGATGTCGCCTTCATCATTCTTGTACTTGATCTTGTTTCTGGATACATCAACGCAAACGATCTTATCTTTGAACGGAAATTCCAAGGCAAACTGGGCATATCCCTCAGCTCCTTGAGCATGATGCTCCAACGTAAGCATGGGAACAGTGCTCTCGATATCTTTAATCGTTAGCGGTTGCATGTTCTTAATCAAATTATTAACGTATATGGTCTTATTACTAACAGTTGGTCTCTTAACAGCGGTTAAAGATAATTTATCGTAACGTTGCTGTAATTGTTTTTTATCGTCTCTTAATATCTCGTTCTCTTTCTTCAGAAGTAAATTCTCTTTCTTCAAATTATCAATTTGGTTCTTATACAGGACCATTCTATCTTGTTGTTTGCATCCAAGCAGGTGCCTTCTTAGCTCATAAGACCCATAGAATGCCTTGCCACAGGCTTGGCATACGTAATCAGCTTGTTTTTTAACACCTTGGATGGCAAGACAATACTTAGCTTTCTTCTGATGAGCATTGAGATTGGATTTCGTTGCAAAGACATTATTGCAAAATTCGCACTTCATAATTTGTAAAAGAAGAAACTAAAACTGTAGACCTCTATTGCGCAATTCTGCGCATCTTTTTCTGCGCAATTCTGCTGTGATCAGCGCAATTCTGCGAATCAATTTAAACTGTTATGCCTTGATTTTTTAATTTTACGTCAACGCCACAAATATTGTGTGTTGACGTAGATGTATATTACAAAGAATCCAAAAGTACGAACAAAGTATCTCCTCCTCCGGAAAGTATCGTACCCGGAAAGTATTTACAACAAATATATTTTACTACAAAAATTCTAAACATATATTTACGTTTAGAATTATTTTTCTCCTCCTCCTCCTCCGGAAAGTACTTACAATCGAGATCAAAAAAAATCCAAAAATCAAGATGACTAACAAGAAGGAAATGTATGTCTAATACATACATTTTAAATATACATTTTTCTTAAGAAGTGGTAACTTTTTTACGTAATTGTAATACTCCTCCAAGAAGAGTTAACAAGGCGCCGACGGAAATCAACGAAACTGAGATAATTTTGAGTACAATCGAATCTGTATACTTGAAATGAGTGATACATCTTGATTCACTCTTAACAATGTTGGCACAACGTGGCGTTCTCTGACCAATTTTCCTAAATAAATAACCTAAACCCTTTCTATCTTTGGCTAATTTAGTTAGATCCGTTTTTTCAAAATCCTCACCCTCCAACTTGTCGGGAAAGAATTCGAATCCTAAAAACTCCTTAGACTTTGCTTTTTCTCTTATAGATTGCAAGGTTGTTCTTTCTGGTGGAGTTACTTCGTTTTTATCGCACGTTCCAACAGGAGAATCCAAAAAAGTCTCTTCTTTTTGTTGATCCATGATGAACCACACGAGAATGCCGATACCGACCATTGTAAGAAGAATCCCTACACCAAGAATAACCAAACCCGAATTTTTTTGTAACATACTTCCACCGGCATATGCAGTCGCGACAGGGGCACCCACGACGACCGCGACCACTGCAATGCATATCCAGATAATTGCAGACATCGACAGCCCTTCCGCGGAGTTGTCCATTTTCATACTCGTTTTGTTAATCAATTTGGATGCGAGATCCTCCGACATGGCGCTTTGGTTTGTCGTTGAACAGGCTTGGTACATATTTGTTGTATTTTTCTGTTGAACGGTATCAGCGGTAACTGCACCACAGGACTTAATGATATTGTTGCCGCTGACCGCGAGCTTGTTTGTGCAGCAAGCTTCTTGTTTCAAATATGAGCATCCACTCAAAGACGTGTTCAGATTGTTGCATGTTCGTTGGTCGCTCGAGGAGCTGGCGAGGACTCCGACAACTTTATTCACGGCTTGGAGAAGAGCCGTATTGTCAATACTTGCTTTGGCTTTAGAAAGTATGTCCGAAATCTGATTGATTTGGCAATTTTGCATCAAGGTGTCGTTGTTTGTCTGGCTAATATTTTTCAAGTCTAATTTCAAAGCAAGAATGTCTTCTTCTTTCAGTCCGGCACCACTTAGAGCCGTTATGCATTCAGGTCCAATGCCTTCAATAATATTATCATGATCGACGTTGATGATATTTTCGCAAACAGAACTCTGTTCAGCAACGGCCGATGTATCTATATTTAATCTGAGATTATTTATTACAACCTGTTCTGCTTTAATGTTACCACTTAAAGCCTTCAGCACAGCCGATACCGGAGATGCCATAGTATTTAAAACATCATAGATGTCTGTCGCTTTTTTTTGCACTTCTTTGCAAGTGTCGACGGAATTCTTCTGTACAGTTTTATCACACGAGGACTTATCATCGGTAGCAAGGCGGCAATGTGACAGTTTCTCGTATAAAACTTGTGTATTTTCAGTGTCCATATTTATTATGTAGATTAAAATTAAATATGTTAAAAACTACTGCTTCTGAAAAAAAAGCCAAATCCTGCGCAGAGAATGCGTCTGATATCGATTGCGCCTGTTACAAAGGAGTTAACGAATACATAGAGAACTCTAAAACTGCCATTGCCAACTATAAACTAGAAATGACTGCTTACAAGAAAGAGAAAACCTCCTTAAAAAATCAGCTGGATGCTGATATAGCTAAGTATGAAAAAGATCGTCTCGAGTATAAAAATTATTTATCAGATGCACTAATCAAACTGAAACATTACGATTGTTGGTGTTGTGGACTAGGGCAATCTTGCATCTGTGATCTTGATAGGTACGACGCTTATGAAAAAGGTGCTCAATTAGTAAATGATCTTAATTTAGAAACAGAGGATGTGAAGAAGGTTAGCCAAGGTATTGCACGTGGAACATGTTCATGTTCAATTTCTTGTAAAATTAAGCAGCATAAGCAGGGTGACCTAATGGACAAATGGGATAATAAAAACCCTCCACCGAACCGGAACGATTATGAGCGGAAACAACCGACACTCGTCTTTCCGCTAGCGAACATCACATGTGTCGAATGCAATAATATCATCAAAAACGTCAATGCGGACAGTAACTTGGAAAACATACGACAAGAATGTAATGTTTCAATCTATAAGGAACAACAAGGTCGAAAAAAGAAAGATGGGGGTGAAGGTGAGGGTAAAGGTGGTGGTGAAAGTAAAGGTGAAGGTGAGGGTAAAGGTGGTGGTGAAAGTAAAGGTAAAGGTAAAGGTGGAGGCGGTAAAGGTGGTGCCCCCAAGTTGTCTATTGGCCTTATTTCTGGAATTGCGTCGTGTGGGTTGGGCGTGTTGCTCCTTATCATTGCATTAATATTGAAAGTTGGAGGTGGTGCCCCCAAGTTGTCTCTGGGCCTTATTTCTGGAATTGCGTCGTGTGGGTTGGGCGTGTTGCTCCTTGTCATTGCATTAATATTGAAATTTGGAGTCAAATAATGGTAACAATCATTATAACATCGTCGAGCTTACGAGCAAAAGGACGATGAGATCAGGTACAACGATGTAATGATGATGTATGTATGTAAGTGTATGCGGGGTCGGTTCATTCCTGATAGTAATAGAGACAAAACTCCGTTCAAACTCCGTTCAAGCTACGAGAAGAAATAGAAAGACTTTCTCTGGAGAACAATACCGATCTATTTGAGATCAAAAAGTTGTATTATTGTAGTAATATAATCTATACTCTGGACTTTGTCTTGGTAATCTTGCTCCATAGAAGAGCTCCTACTACACCTGCTACAGATCCTACTATATGCCCCATTAGAGACACCTTCGGGTTCCGAATGCTAGGGCCAGATATCATGACAACCAGTGATAATGCTACCATCCAGTCGACATCCTTGCCCATAAATAGCTCCCAAGCCGCAACTCCGAAGAGAACCCCTGAGAAACCTATACTACATGGTAGACCCTTGAAGAGTCTGTTCATTGCTGTCTCTGCTAGAGTATTGAACAAAAGTAGGAATACTATGAGCGCTATAAATTTCTTGCTGCCTATCGTTATCTCCACTCGTGATAGAGCATATAACGCAAAGATATTTGAGAGTAAATGGTATACATCTACATGAACAAAATTGCTATAAAATAGCGACATAAGATCTTTTCCACAAGGGATCTCCTTGAGCGCTGTAGTGGCATACAACGAGAATATCACTATGACGCCAACTGCTAAGAACACGGAGACGGGAACGTTTTTAATCTGTGTTGGCTTATCCATTTATGATTAGAGAATAAAATGAAGAATGATAATTCCCCGCTGATGAGGATGGTAAAAACTAAGAAATTTTTCTACACTATAGATAAAGATGAGCAAATTTAATAAAGATGATCATAAAGGTGATGTAAAGGAAGAATTTTGCGGAGCCTGTCTGGCAATTCCTGTTGCTCTGGCAGGAGTTGGAGCAGCAGGAGTTGGAGCTAAAAAAGGAAGTCATGACAAGATGAAGAAGGTAATGTTATGGGGAGGAATAGCTGTGACCTTAATTAGTGCATTGATTGCGGTAATATATCTTAGCAAATGCAAGAATTGTAGGTAAGGTCTTATAATCATTTGATTATAAGTCATAATTTTTTTTTAAGCACTACCATCTTTGGAAGACTCTTTGGAAGACTCTTTGGAAGACTCTTTGGAAGACTCTTTGGAAGACTCTTTGGAAGACTCTTTGGAAGACTCTTTCTCATCGAGATCATCAATACCCGGTAGCACTGCATCCTCAACAAGAAATTTCATAAAGTTCTGCCCGGCCTTCTTTGGGTCCATAGTAAGACCTACATCTTCTCGAGCTTTCACATACTTGGCGAAATACTTTTCCTTGTACTCTGGATCTTTCTCCTCCAACACATTCAACCTACTTCGAGTTGTAAGGATAATACCCTTTACCTCTTCCATCTTCTTGATGTGCTCCAGGTACGTCCAAGATAGCTGAGCCTTCTTAACACGCAACGTGATGTACTCCTCGTAAGGATCAACGTCTTCTGGGTCTTTACGAGACTCTGCCAACAACTCCTCTTCCCTTTGCTTAATCTCTGCCATCTCTCTATTTTCCTTATTTTTCTTACTTTTGATCGATTGGGAGACAGATGCTGTCATCTCCTTCCTGATATCGATCTCGTCAGTTTCGGCTGAGTATTTGGAACTGGCCGTAATAGGAAAAGGTCTTCCCACATATGTATGATAAATCTGATGATAAGAATCGATATTACGAATGATTGCTTCTGCTCGTTGTTTGGCTTCTAGCTCGGTAGCGTAATTACCTCGTAGCTTTGCGAAACCGAAGAGTCCATTCGAGTTAGGAGTTGCACCTTTGGCAGGTGTGAAAGATAACAGACCAACGCCTTGCATAGGAATAGGGGGGTCGGCGTATGTGCGGTCTACACGCGGAAACTTTGATGTAAAGCTATTGTTATCTAAGGTATCAATTGCTACTTTTACCTCATCCTCTGTTAGAGCGGGTGCACCTTGATCAGGGCGCCACTTATTTTCTCGATCCCGGTCAGATGGAGCGGTAAGAGAGTGTTCTTTTTCCCATTCAGGGTGTGATTGTTGCGTAGTTGCCATTTCTTCTTCATTGACAAATCTTTATACTACTTAAGATTATCTCCTTGATGACAATAATCAACTACAATTGGTTCTGACGGGTCGTAGATTCCTTCATCGGCTAGTTCTACAAGAAGTTCTTCGAATATAGCATGGAACTCCTCCGTATGACCGATTGACTTCGATATCACATGGCTATACTCATGTGCCAACACGTAGATAAGCATATTAAAGGGGTAATATTCATTGTACTCGTCTTTGAGGCAAAGATATACCCTTTCCTTATTGATAGTATAGCTCTTATCCCCACGATAAAGGTCTGTTTCTTTCATAATCTCCCTCTTATTTAGTGGTGACAAATTACCTTTCCAATAACGCTCTTGCTTAAAAAAGTCTCCGAATGTCTTTTTGAGCTCCTTCAACTTTGGATCGTCCTTTAAAGTATATTCTTCAAATTGCTTATAAATAACGTAAATAACTAAAGATATAATAACACATGCTGCAATTAAAGCAAAATATTTTGCAACCCTGGAATGCTTGCTCTTACTCATTTAATCTTAGCGAAGAAACTTTTGTTTTGGAAGAAATATAAAATAACTAAAGCGGAAAACTATTACTTTCCAAACCAAATAATGGTTTGGAACATATTATTATTCGGGTTTTGGACCCGGTGGTTTATACGCCCACATAACTAGAGCCAGCCATCTTCGCAGAGATGGTTTCTTCTTGTATTGGGCGTAGTGTCTCTTAATAAAATTACGCCGTCTTGTACCCCATGTTTGAGTCTGGGTAAACTTGGCTTTTTTCATTATACTAGCAGTCTTTTTTCTTTCATAAACACCCATAAATCCCGACGAGCTTCTAGCTTTCTCAGACACTTTTTGACCCTTTGCTTCATCGATATACCCGTTTGCTTCTCGGTAGCTCATCCATCTATATGTATTCTGGTCAGGCGACTTTCTACGTGATTTTCTACGTGATTTTCTACGTGATGATTGACGTGCGGACATTGCCATTGATGAGCGGCGACGCTTCGAAGTTACTCTATTACGTCGTGTTTTTCTACGTGAGCGAGATCTTTCGACCACTCTCTTACGGGGGTTGGACTTCTTTCTCTTGCATCTAGAACGAATCTGAACAGTTGTAAGCTCGGATGCTAGCATTGGGGTACCTTTTGCAATCTTCTTACTAGGTCTGCAGTATGGATACTTCTTTTTCCAATCCCTTATGTTGGTGTTTGGTCTACCGCATTGCACTTTTTTGGGTAATTTACATACATTAATCCACTTCTCATCGAACCATCTTGTAAGGCCAGTGGAATTAGATGGCTTAGCACCAGCATACTTTCCTCCTCTCCTCTTATATTCCTTCACAAGCATTCCACTTGCATACGCGGAAGGCCAGACCTTAACTTTACGCTTGACTTCACCCTTGATCTTTTTATACAGCCTTGGGTTGGTAGGCTCGGGGGATTTACTCTTACGACGATTAGATTTTCTTCTGCCCATTTATATTACTCAAACATTTTATGAAATTCAACGAACCAATTTGGAGGATCTCTGCCTGCTATTTTACCTTTCCACGAGTGTAAATGAGTCTTTTCGAAAAATACATACTGACGATACGATTCAACATAGTCGTCGCCCTTATAATCATCCGGCATGGCCAACCTTGGAGGAGTCCACTCTTTTTCTTTCAAAGGAGGTACATTGGCGCTTAATTCCTCGATATAAGATTGGCATTTATGGACCTTCCCATAGCGGTACGTGTATTCCTTGCATAGCTCCAAACCTAGCTTGCAGAGCCATATGTAATTAGCTCTAGATTCTCGAGTCCAGATACAAGATGGGTGGTTCTTATGGGTAAGCTTGTAACACGGAGTATATATCTTATGTTCAGGATCGAACATATGCCAAACAGAACACAGCATGAGTGTTGTTTCAAGTATCATCTTGATTACATGCTTGTCGAAGTGCATCATAGCACATATTTTGGGGTCCAAATGTAAAATGAAAATATTCATTGTTTCATTAACTTTCTCTTGTTCTTGAGTAAATATATCATTGTTATTTTTTGGATTCTTCGCAACAAAAGTATTCACATATTCGTGTAGAGATCTTATCCCCAATTCTTCGTTTCTTTCCGTTCTTTAGAGAAAAGGTTAAATCGGCCAGGAGCTTATTTCTTAGGTGATCAGGAGTCCTCTGGTACTCTAATACAAGACACGTGACTGTGGGGTACTTCTCCACAATCTGCCCGGCGACCTTCTCCGTGATACCGGGAATGAGAGAGAGTTGACTGATAAGCCAAACTTCTGGTGTCATATTGGATTTCTTCTTTTTCTTCAGTGTGGCTGAGTACTTACTAGCAGACATACACTCGGCCTGTTTGAAGTACTTATCTCCGTCCTTGTTGAGTTTATCGAAGAGCTTCTGAACGTACACAGCCGTCTCTTGAAGAGAAGCGGTCTTATAGACTTTGAGACCATCTCTGAGCTGAGTATTGATCAGACTGCCCAGGAGGGTCGAGACTGGGACCCCACTGACCTTCTTAGTCAGAGGCATATTCATGTTACCCTCGATGAGATACATAATGCGCTGTGTTGGGATCCCACAGTGAAGCAATCGAGCCTTTTGCTCTCTGGCACGTCCATCACATATACTGGCCTTCAGATCGGCAATTGTCTTTCTCTCAATAATAAGGATGGTCTCACCCCCTTCACGAAATAGTACGTCTCCAATATCCAAGGTCTCTATCGTAATTTTGCACAGTCCTTCTAAAGCTGCAATGAGGTGATGCTCCCTATTATCAATTACTAGTTCTATAGTCATACTTTATTTACCTAGTCTCAGA